TCATTCATTTTCTGATCTAGTTCTATTTTTTTTATAATTCTTTCTTTCTCCAATAAGATCTTTTGTGTTGTTTAATAAAAATTCAATCATTTTTTTCTCCTAATTTTTATCTTCTTCTGCTTCTTTACTTAAAAACAATGACATTGCTGGAATAGCTCCTGTAATTATCTTTTTCCAAAAATATAAAACAAATCAAAACGGGCTGAAAAAACATAACATCATTACCAAAAATATCATCATAGGAAAAATCGCTTCTTTCTTAGACTGGATTGATTTATTGAAATTTTTTTGATCTTCAATATCTTTTTTCCATTTTTGTTTTTTATATTCTCCTATGTTTTTAATTACTTCTTCTTTCTCTTTTAAAATTTCTTGAATCACTTTTTCTTTTTCTTTTACTGTGTTTGCAGGAAGTGTTTGTAGTACTTTTTCTTTTTCTTCAATGCTTAGAATATTATCTAACAAATAGAACTCTTCTGCCTCCTGAAATACCGTTGTAAACTCTTCTCTTACTTTATTTCCGTCAGTATCATTTTGGTAGGAATCTGCTCCATACCCTATCAGCCCTATCACAAAAATAAATATAAAAATAAAAAAACTTTTCATACTTCAACTCCTTTTTTATTCAAAAAAATCTTTAAACATCCATACCACCAATGGAAAAAACACTAATATCTTCTTTATTTTTTCTAAGATTGAAACAATACTTTTATCCATTCTCGTTTCATTTGAGTTAATGAAGTAAAACCTGTTATATCGTCTTCAATTAAGTTAAAAATACATTCTGCGTCTTCTTTTGATATTACTTTTAAAAATTCTTCTTTTACTTTTTCAAACAAACTTCGTTGATGTAAAACATTATATTTTGCAAGTTCATTTTTAATATCTTCTCGAGTATAACTAGTGTAAGGGGGTATTTATTATGAGAATTTGAGAAATGGAGAAAATATTTTTAGAAAAGCTATTGAAATATAAAGAGAAAAGAAAAATAAAGTGGAAAAAATGCTGTAAAAGAAAATGAGAATACATGAGAAAAAATGATACAAAAAATGTGAAAACGTGCAACGATTTTGAGAAAAAATGAGAAACTTCGTAAATGTTCGGAAGTTTGTTCGAATGGGCTTGGAAGAGCCTCTTTTTATTTTTTGGATCTGGATTTAACACTGCACACTTTAGGAGTATATGCACAAAAAATATTTTTTTGAACACCGACAAAAAGAACGAGAAAATCAAAGAAATAAAAAAATCACTGCACAGACTAAGACTGCACAGTGATGAGTTTGGCACTATTCTTCTTTAAAAAATCAAAAATCCGAAAAACAAACACATACAAATAACGGTTGTTTCTAATATTTGTTTTATATACCAAAAGAAAAACAACCAGTCGGAATATTCCGACTGGTTGAAATAGAACACTAAAAATGATAATCTAACTTCCCAACTACTTTTCCTATAATTTTAAAATTTTCCAACTCTTCTTTGGATAAATATCTAGGTGCATAACAAGGATTTAAGGACTTTAAAATAACCTCATTTGTTAGATGGTTTAATTGCAATTTTTTGCAAAAAACATCTTCATCAATTTTAAAAATACCAATATCTCCTGAATCCAAAGTTTCTGTCTTTCTAATCAGTAAAATATCACTATCAAAAATTTTAGGTTCCATTGAATCTCCAGATACTGTAGTTGCAAAATCACAAGCTGGAAAGATATTTTCTGAAAATTCTATCCAATCGGTAATATCATCCAGTCCACATTTTCCATTTCCTGCACTTACGACAGAAACAACAGGAATTTTTATCATATTCTCATCAACTTTTAAAATATTTTCTCCGAGAAAATAAGAAATAGGAATTTTAAAATAATTTGCAATATTTAGTAAAGTCTCTATTGAAATCAACCTTTCCCCACTCTCATATTTTAAAATACTTAGTGGTGTAACACCTGCAATTTTTGAAAATTGCTCTTGTGTTAAGGCTGTTTCTTTTCTTAATTTTAAAATTTTATCTCCTATCGTTTCAGATAGTTTTTTTTCTTTCATAATTCACCTCCAGACTATATACTTATATACTTTTTTTAAAAAAATATAAAAAATATAAAAAACTTGTTGACTTTTATTTGTTTCTATACTATACTTCAATTAAAGATATAGAAAGTTATATAAAAGGACAGAAAATTATCCAAACGGATATAATTTATTATACCACGAACTAGGATATAGTTCAAAAAAACATAACGGGAAAATCGTTATGATTTTTTTAAAACAAAAATGCAAAAAAAAAGGAAAAAGAAAAAAAGAAAAACAAAACAAATGACAGAACGGAAGTTGCTAACACTCTGTAAATTAGCAAATAAAAAAGAAAGGGGATGATACATAATTTTGGACATTGGCAATTTATCAAAGAAAAAAAGAAAGGGAGTGATATATGAGAATTAAACGGAACAGAAAATAAAAGTTATTTTGAATAATTTAAAGGAGGGGTGTTGTGGAAAAATTAGATTATGGAGATTATATGGATGGAGAAATTGTTTTTAATTCCAAAGCAGACGAGAAAGCTTGCTTGCAATGTTGGAATGAAGGCATAGAAATAAGGGTAGACGAATATGGAAGAGTCTACAACGAAGGCGGTATTTATATCGCTGATATTAAAATAAAATAGGGAACATTAAAAGAATAAGGAGTGATAGTATGCAAAACTTAATGGAAATTAAGAAAATTAGAATTGTTTCAGAGGTTGAAAAAGTAAATTCTCTACTAGATTCAGGAGATTGGAAGTTAGGAAAGATATTAGAAGGGAAAGAATGTATTGAATTTTTGATGTTCTATTTGCCACAAGAAAAAGAAGAAGAAAAGGTTTTTGTAACATATCCTTTTAATACAGATTATAAAGATACAAGAAGAAAAATAGATGAGTTTCAAAAAATGGTAAGAGAGTTAGTACATAGAGAATTAAATATAGAAAAATAAAGTTTATATTTTAATAAAAATCAGACGAAAGGAGAGTATATGAATCAACTGTTATTAACACAAGAGTTTAAAGGGATTTCTGTAGATTTTTATAGAAATCAGGATGAATTTCTGTTTACTATGGAGCAAGTCAGTCAGTTGGCAGGATATAAACAAATACAAAATTTCAAAGACATTTTAACTAATCATCCGGAACTTCGAGAAAGACGAGCTTCGTTTCTGATGAAATCGGAGGCTTTGGAAGGTGGGGTTCTGAAAAAACGGGAAAGACGGTTTTTCACGGAAGAAGGGCTTTGGGAAGTTTTAATGGTATCTGGAACTCCGAAAGGGATTGAAGTTCGAAGATTTATCGCAGGTGTTTTGAAAAAGCTTCGCAAGGGAGAACTTATCACGGACGGAATGAAGTCCCTGCCTCAGAAGGTGGAACATTCTTTGGTAAACTTAGAATCTATGGCGGAAAAATTGTTGGAAAGTCATGATAAGGCAGTATTACCGGGCTTGGAAGAAATCGTCAGAGGGATGAAAGAGTTTGAAAGCAGATTACAAGTGATTGAAAAAGAAATGAAAGAGCAAACTTTGGCAGTCAGTGTGACGCAAAAAGCAATGGAAGATATGATGGGAGAGATGGACACGATTTATGAAAAGTTGGGAAATTGATGTGATGATGCTTCGTAGTGAGCTGATTTTTCGAGAATATGCGGAGCGAACACAAGACATTTATGTCAAGACAGTGGAAGATTTTCTAATGAGTACAGATAAAGAGAGCTGTAATATACAACGAGAGGACGTGATACGGTACTTAGAGAGAAGATTAAAACAAGATAGTAATAATACAGTTTTAGTGAAACTAAATGCCCTAGAATTTTTCTTTGAAGAAGTGTTGGGCTTGGATATTACAGAGAATATCCGAAAGTTTAAAAAACTGAGAAGAGAGTATAAACAAGACTTGGTAAGCTTACAGGATATTGACATCTTATTATCCAGCATTCCGACTCGGGATCGCATGATTCTAAAAACAATTTTGGAAACAGGAGAATACCCGAAACACATGCACAAATGGAGGGTATCGGATTTGGTTTCTAAAGAAGATGGTTGGTACTTACAAGAACATAAGTTAAGAACAGAGTTTGTGAAGGAACTGTTAGCGTATATCGAAAAATTTGAGATTACAGACTACTTATTCTATGGGAATAAGGGGTACATAGACTATACAAATATTTATCTGATATTAAGAAAATATTCAGAAATGTATCTAGGAAGAAGAGTAACAGTGGGAGAGTTAAAACACGCCGTAGCACTGGAGTTATGGAAGCAAGGAAAAGTGGAGGAAATAAAAAAATACTTGGGAAATCAAAGTCTCGCAAGTATTCGGCAATGGTATAAGATGCGAGGCATCATATTGGAAGGGATTAGGTAATCAAATTCTTGGCGGAATCCTACCTAATCCCCGAGATGAGCTATATATCAATATAGCTTGTCTCATTATATCACAAAGGAGGCAAAATGGCACGAAAAAAAGAATTATTATGGTTACTACACGAATTGAAAAAAAATCCAAAGGTATATGCAAGAATGATAGCGAAAATTGAGGGATTGGTGGGGTAACAATGGACAAAGGACTACAAACAGAATTACAACGATATCAAAAAGCACTAGAAAAGACTCGTGAAATTCGTTGCTCGATGATTGATGTAGAGATGTCTGTATCGGTAGCAAAGCAAATATTGGGTATTCATGATTGGGGAATGTTTGCAAGAGGAGAGTATAAAAACTGGGAAGAAATGGTAAACATTTTACAAAAAGAAGTGAAAAAATATCCGGGAACTTTGAAAGAAAGAGATAAAAATTTCAAGACATTGAAGAAGGCGATGACATTACACGGAATGTCTATCAAAGAGTTGGAAGAAATCATTGGAGTCAATTGCTATAAAATCTATCGAGTGGTTCGAGGGATTACAAGAGATCAGGAAATTAAAAATAAACTAGAAAAGGAGTTGAATGTCAAGTTTTTAGTGTAAAGGCGGTGCTATATGGAAAAATTTTATACCACGCAAGAAGTGGAAAAGTTGCTTGGAAAAAGTAGAACAACAGTTGCCCGCCTCGCTGTGAAACATCATTGGACCATTGAAAAAAGGGTTGCGAATGGAACTGTGAAAACATTCTATCTAAAACAAGAGATAGATAGTTTTCGAGGAGTTCCCGCCATTGTAGAAGAGCCAAAAAAAAACAAAACTCGAACAGTTGCCTTGAGAGATTATAAAGCAGTGGATGAATTGCCGGACTGGAATCAGAAAATTGCTTGGGCGAGATACTTCATTTGTTTACAATTGGAAAAAGATTATGAGCAAATGGAAGGAAGCAAAGACATTATCATTCATCAATTTGTTCAGGATGCTAAGAAAAGATTCCCGGAGAAAATGGAAATTTTAAAAAGAATTAGCGTGGGAACGTTACGAAGATGGTGGGGGATTTATAGTAAAAATAAACAAAATCCTTTGGCTTTGGCGACACAACTGGGGAAGAGTAGAGGCTATCGAAAAATGAGTTATGAGATAGCAATCCGGGCAAAGAACTTGTATCTTAGCAAAAACAAGCCAACGATGATGAAGGTATATACAAGGATATTGTTGGAGTTCGGAGAAGATGCGGTAACATATCCAACGATTCGGAATTTTTTAAACCATGATATTAACAGCTTGGCAAAAGACTACGGAAGATTGAATTTCAAGGATTTCAATGATAAACACAAGCCGTTCATGGTAAGAGACCATAGTAAACTCAAACCAAACGATTTGTGGGTATCGGACGGGCATGATTTTGAATTTATGTGCTACCATCCTTATCGAAAAAATGCTGACGGTTCCCGGTATATAGGGACTCCTAAGTGGATTTTATGGATGGATGTTCGAAGCCGATACATCGTTGGTTGGACGATAAGCTGGGGAGAAACGACGGAAAGTATTGCCCTAGCTTTGAAAAATGGGATTGAAAAATATGGACGACCTCTAGCGACCTATACGGACAATGGGAAAGCGTATAAAAGTAAAGTGTTGAAGGGTTGCAAAGACAAAGAGGAATTGACGGGAATTTATGCGGCTTTGGGAATTGAAAAAGACAAACAAAGACACGCTATCGCCTACAACGCACAGGCAAAAAATATAGAAAGAATGTTTGTAGATTTTAAGCGAGATTTTGCAGTAGAATTCCTGACTTACAAAGGGGGACATATTTTAGAAAGACCGGATACCTTGAAGCCAATTTTGAAAAAAGAAAAGCAATTGGCGACAGGGGAAGTCTTAGAATTATCGGAAGTAGAAGCGTACTTGGAATATTGGGTGGCATATAGAAATGATAAATATTACCGATTTCGTCGAGGACATCGAGGGGATGGTATGGATGGAAAAACGCCAAAGCAGTGGATGGACAGTTTGCCTGAAACCGAGCGAATACGAATTTCAGAGGATCAACTAAGAATGCTATTTATGTATGAGGACATCAGAAAAGTAACACAAAATGGAGTGGTGTTCATGCAAAATACATATATTCACGAAGAGTTATTTACTCATTTGGGAGAAAAGGTAAAGATAAAGTACGATCCACACAATTTGAAAGAAATCTTTGTATATCTGCTAAGCGGAGAGTTTTTATGCAAAGCAGACAGATTAGAGAAATATGGTTGGGACGGCGTGGAACAATACAAAGAGCACAGAAAAAGACTTCAAAAATTTCAAGCAAGTATCAAGAAAACATTGGAAATCAAACAAGAAATTGTGGATAACGATATTATCACATATGCAGAAGAAGCTCAGGAACGAATGGAAATTATAGAAAATATTAAGACTGCAAAGAAAAAAGAAGAAGTGAAGGTAATTACAGTCGGAGGAATTGAATTCGAAGTGGAGGATGATGAATGAATAGAGAAAATACAATCGTTAGATTGGAAAGATTTGCAGAACAAAAAGGGCTATCTTACAGGAAGATAGCTCAGATGATAGGGATAGGACAAAGTACTTTATCGGAAATTCGGAAAGGAACTTACAGAGGAAATGAAGAGGAAATTCTACTTAAATTAGAAGACTTAATGGAACGGCATAAGAAAGGGATTAAAAGAGTAGATTTTTCAGTAGAAACGGACACGAAAAAAAGAATTTTCTTTACGATAGACACGATTAAAAAATATGTGGCAAGCAATGCGGCAAATGAAATTATTTCTTCTGCAAAGATTGCATATATTGTAGGGCGTTCGGGGATTGGAAAAACTCATGCACTGATGGAATATCAAAAAACATATGGATCCAAAATAATTTTTATTACGGCAGAAAACGGGGATAAGCATACAACAGTCATGCGGAAGATTGCTCGAAGTATGCGAATGGATACAAAAGGAACGACGGATGAACTGAAAGAAAATATCAAAGAACGGCTACGGTTTACAGAAACGATTATCATCATTGATGAAGGGGAGCACTTAAGCCCAAAGGTCATTGATGTCATTCGAGCAATTGCAGATCAAACAGGAATTGGACTTGTGATTGCCGGAACGGATCAACTGAAACATCAAATCACAAAAAATCATAGGGAATATGAGTATCTATACTCAAGAGGAGTTACTTGGATGTTATTAAAGGAACTCACCATCAAAGATGTGGATAAAATATTCAGAAAATTCATACAAGACGATTTAGATTTTTACGAAGAGGAGGACATTGTGAAAATGACTTCTTTTATCGCAAGAGAAGTGAAAGGGTCAGCAAGAATATTGGAAAACTTATTAACGATGGCAAGCATGATGGCAAATGAGGGGGAAAATTTTGAAAAAACAGGGGGGTTGATTACGTTAGACTATTTAAAGGCAGCGTCTAAGGTAGTCAATACGATTTAAGGAGGTCACTATGAATATAAGTAATATCAGTGAAGCAGTTCGCTTGGGGACTGCTTATCAATACAAACTACAAGCATTGCTGTACTTAGAAGAGGCAGTGAAAGAAGTGGGAGATAAAGACTATAAAAAACATTTAGAAATGGAAGTAAGACGGCTACAGGATGAACTTGAAGATTTAGAAATGCAAATAAGAGGATTATAAGGGGGGAACATATGACAAAATTGGAAAGTACAAAAAAAGCCATCTGTGGGCAGTTAGGAATTAAAAATAGAGAAATGGTGGAAGAAAAATTGAACTCGTTGGCGATTGATATGTTAAAGCGGAAAAACTTCTTAAAGAAAATGAATATGACGGGCAAAAAAAATATAGAGGAACTTTCTGAAAAATATACAGAGATTACGGGAAGAATTATACAAAAAATAAAAGAAATCAACGGGATTTTATAATCTAAGGATATGTTACGGAGAGATATGCTACAGAGAAGGAGGGAGTATGTTTAAATTAAAAATAGTAACAGACAAAAGAACAAAATACGAATTGGCAAGAGAAATTTGTCTTGAAGATGGACGGTTAGGATGGGAATGTACACTGGATATTTTGGGAAGAGAGGCTGTGGTAGGAACAGCATACGAAAAACAGGGCGAAGATTGGAAATTGGTTAGTGACAATGGATTTACAGAAAAGCTTATTTTCTTACAAATTGATGATGAAATCGTGATAGGAGGGACAAAATGATAGATGTAAAAAATATGACGGCAGAAGAAAGAGAAAAATTAAGAAAACAATTGATAGCGGAAGAATTGGAAGAAAAAAAGAGAATTAAGGAGGAAAGAGAAGAATATAAAAGATTGGCGGAAGAAACAGCTGTGAAAGCATTTGATATGCTAGCAAAATTATCTGAAGAGTTAAAGAGAGCAAAAGAACAAATATTTGAAGACTTTGCAACAATTATCAAGTTGAAAGAAGAGTTGTATGGAGTACGAGACAATCAACTAAGTCATACTTTTACAACAGAAGACGGAAAGAGTGTTGTGTTAGGTTATCGAAACACAGATAGCTTCGATGATACGGTGCATGTGGGAATCGAAAAAGTAAAAGGCTACATCAAATCCCTCGCATCCGGTGAAAAAAAAGAAGACATTGAACGGGTATTGAACTTATTGCTGAAGAAAGACAAAAATGGAAATTTAAAAGCGAATCGAGTATTAGAGCTTCAAAAAATAGCGGAACAAATCAATGATAATAACTTATTAGAGGGAGTAAAGATTATCCAAGAGTCTTATAAGCCAATGAAAACAAGCACATTTATAGAATGCTATATCCGGGACAAAGAGACAGGACAAAGAATTTCTATCCCTTTGACGATGACGGGAGTTTAACATGGAATTGAATAGAAATCATATTTCTTTGATACATGTTGCTAAGCAAAAACTGGGATTGAAGGAAGAAGAGTATCGTGCTCTTCTTCATCAATTCAATGTCAACAGCTCGAAAGACTTAACTTATGCACAATTCGAGCGATTACTAGAGCAATTCGAGAAGCTTGGCTTTGAATCTCCATATCTGAGCTACAAGCAAAAAGTTCGTATTAAGGGACTGGCTAAAAAGGTGTATGGGGAAGATTACAAGCAAGCATTATCAAAGGAAATTGAAAAGCAAGCAGGCTATGATATTCCATTTACTCGGCTGAATAAAGAAGAAGCCAGTAAGATGATTATAGCACTTGAAAAAATCGAAGAATGGAAAAGAAAAAAGGGGAATTTATGAAAAAGAAAACTTTAATTTATGTGGCTCATCCTTATGGTGGGGATGAGGAAAATAAAAAAGCAGTAGAAAAATTTGTGGATCCTTTAAAAAAGTTTAAAGACATAACATTTATAAGCCCGATTCACAGCTTTTGGGGTTATGAAAAAACGGATTATTTGAAAGGAATTGATGATTGTTTATCTTTGCTTGGTCAATGTGACATCTTAGCAATTCCACGCTTTCGAGATATTGAAAAATCGAAAGGTTGCTTAATGGAGTTAGGCTTTGCTAAGGGGGCAGGGATTACGATAGTGTATTGGGACGAATTAAGAGAATATTTAGAAACTTATGAAGTAGAGGAGGAAGAATGAAAGAGATAAATGTAACAAGACATGCACTGATGAGATACGCTGCTAGAGTGTACAAAGCGGCGGGAATTACAGATAGAACATTTGATAGCTGGAGAAAGCGGCATGAGGAAGAAGCTCAAGAGCTGGAAAAATGTTTAAAGCTAGAATTTAAACAAGCAGAATATGTTACAACGGCTCAATTCGAAGGGCATAAGAAAGCGGAGTTTTACATCAGAAAGGATATTATGATGACCTATGTGGCGTCCGGAGAGAATTTAGTGACATGCTATTATATTGATTTTGGATTAGATGATGTAGGCAATCGAGAAATGCTAGAAGTGCTTTTTAAAAATTTACGAAGGGCTATCGAAGAGGAAGAAAACTTTGAGAATAAAAATGAAACAAGGGTATCATTTCTGAAAGCTTCTTTAGAAAAAGTAAAATCAGACATAGCGGAATACGAAGCTATTTTAGCAAAGATAAAGGAAAAGAAAGAAATCTTTGAAAAAGAGCTAAAACTTGTTGATTTAGAAAAAATAGAACTTTCTGAAACAATTAACAACGCAAGGGAAAAAATCGTAAGAAGTAAGAAGGCGATGTAGGATGAAGTGGATTTTTAGAAAAGATAAATTTATAGAACATACTGGCTCACAGCATTTTGAAAAAGCTTTATGGGTAGATGAGGCTGATGGAAAAGAAGTAATCTTTAAGGATGAAAATTTTGGTCTAGTAAAAGGAGTTGGAGTTACGATTGTAGGAGTTTTTCATGAATATGCAGTATTGAGAGAATGGTGTGAGGTGGTGCAATGAAACAAGTAATCACATTTAGAAGTTTCACTGAGTTTTTTGAAAAGGAAAAATCGGGGTTGAAATGTAATACAGTTAGAATGTTTGAATTATGCGATGACAGAGAATATATTTTACGAGATATTATGAATGAAGAAATAAAGAAAGAAGATGTTATTTTAAAAATTATGAATTTTGATACTGGAGAAAGTTTTGAAAGAGAAATATCAGATGTAAGCAAGCTTGAAGTAAACACTGCAGAAATCTATATCATCTCTTGGAGACATAAGGACGAAAATGGAAACGAAGGAAACTCTTGAACTCATAAGACTAGCGAAGTTGGGGAATATACAAGCTAGAAATGAATTGATAGAAAAAAACATCAACTTAATTCATAAAATCAATCGTAGGTACGGAAGTTCAGAAGATGGCTTTCAAGAGGGAGTTTTAGCTTTCTGTCATGCAATTGATAAATTTGATGAAACAAAGAAAGTAAAGCTTTCCAGTTACGCTTTTCATTGGATACGTCAAAGAATTAAGCGGTATCGGGACAGGGAAAAATACAGACTTCCGGCTCATGTGATTGAAAAGATGACTAAAGAGGAGCGAAAAATACGGATAGACTTTGAGTATCAAGATTTTAACAGCGAAGATGAAAAAACAACAGAGGAAGAAAACTCTATTTGTCTAAAAACGACACTAGAACAATATATCAAGCTTGCTTGTGATGAGAAAGAAGCTCTTATTCTAAAAAAAATTTATTTCGAAAGCTATCAACAACAAGAGATAGCTAAAGAAATGGGAGTATGTAGACAAAGAGTCAATGCGATAGTAAAAAGAAGTTTGCAGAAACTGCGGAGAGTATTTTATGAAAATCATTATCACACAGGAAGAAAGAGATAAGCTATTACAATTGCTTGGAAATAGTGATTCTATACTCAGAAATAAGCTATTGAAAGCAAAGAGACAAAGAAAGAGTAGTACTTACAAGAAATGCACAAATACGGAAAGAAAAATAAGACAGAAATTAGAAGAGTTGATTTGTGCAAATTACAGGATGAGCAATGAAGAACTCATTGAGAAATTGAATATTTCAAGAGCTCTATTTTACAAGAAATACAACAAGCAGGCAAGGGAGTTAAGAGGAAATTGCCAAAGTCAGGCTCTGTTTTGAGTCTGACTTTTTTTAATAGTCTATTTTTTAATAAAACTTAGACTTGAAAAAATGACGTTGTGGAGGTAGAGTGGATGAAAGAAAAACAGATTGAAAAGAACGAAAAATATTTAATTGAAGAAATGAAAAAGCATGATGGCTGGTGTGAGGTGAAAATAAAGCATGGATACATCATAGAAGCAAATAAAAAAGTGCCGATTAAAATTATAGAAAAATTGAATAAATAAGATACTTTGTAGCATTGAGCTCGGTATTTTCTAACTTAAAAAAGTTAGGAATTACTGGGCTCTTTTTTTATTGTACAGGAGAAATTATGAAAATCAAAAAGACATTCGCATACATGGGGAGTAAGGGAAGATTTTACAAAGAAATTAAAGAAATATTTCAAGAAAATTATAAAAAACATTTTGTAGATTTGTTTGCTGGAGCTATGGAAGTAACTTTGAATGTGAAAGAAGAATTTGGAGAAGTAACAGTACTTGCAAATGTCAAAGATGAGTTTATGGAAGGACTCATCCGGAATAGAAAACATGGAATAAAACTTTATAAAAAAGCGGTAGAACATATATTGAATGGAGAGACAATAACTTCAGGCAGAGCTTTTTATGAAGATAAAAAGAAATGGTTGGGGTGGAAAGAAAAATTCCATGAAATCACAAGGCAGAATATTCTTAAACTGGCATCACATGAAATCAAAGCATTACAAATGTTAATGAGTGTAAAACAAGATGATTCTTTGTCCAGTAATTTTTATTCGATACAAAAATTACAAAATTTAGAAAAATACTTACAAAAAATGGAAAATATTCACATAAAACATGACTTTTTTAACAAGAATTGGCAGTTTGATAACAGCTTTATTTTGCTTGATCCGCCGTATGTGACTAGCACAGGGACAAAGGAGAGGGGAACAAAAGGGTATAGATATAAAGCGATGCGTTGGACAGAACAGGACGATATGGCATTGATAGAGTTTATACAAAAAAATAAAGAAAAAGGGAATGTTTTTCTAGTGTTCGGAAGTGTGGAGAACACTCTTTCAAGACTCATTCAAGAGGCTTTTCCAGACATAAAATTTATAACAAAAAAGTACAAGAAATCTATGTTTGGACGTTCGTCAGAGAGGGAGGAGTGGTATTGCGTAATAAAATAAAGACAAATGAAAAAAAGCATGCTATAATTATGGAAAAGTAAAGGAGCGTATCACATGGGGATTTTCGATTTTTTTAAAAAAGAAGATAAAGAAAAAGAATTAGTAAAAGAAATGGGAAAAAAGATTTTATCTAAATTAAAAAAAGAGATAAAATCTATGTGTACTTTGACAGATGAGGAAAAAGACAGGGAGGAGAATAATCTTACAGGTTCTCAATATTGGATTAAAAGGAATTGTGATAGAGTTAGGATAGAAACACTTGATGTTCATACATTGGCAAACGAATTCGATACTTTAATAAATAAATTGGAATTCGAAATAGAAAGAAATGATATTTCTAAGGAAAATAAAGAAAAATTATTAGACTTCATAGATCTACAGGCTTTGGAAGATGATTTAAATATAAAAAGAGTATTGACAACATTGGAAGAAAAAAACTATATAAGTATAGAAGAACTCTACGAAATAAGAAAGATTATTTTAAATGATATATGGGAAGATGGAGTTTTAAATAAAGAATCAAAAGAACAAAAAAGAATTGATAAAAGATATAAAGAATTATCTTTAAGCACAGAAGCAACTTTTTTAAATGATGTTAGAAAATTAAAAAATAATATTGAAAAAGGAAAATTAGCAAAAACAAACGTTGGTCGTTTTCTAGGGCAGGTAACTAACAGTGTTCCTAAGAGAGAAAAAGAAGTTTATAAAATTATCGAAAAACTGGATAAAAATAATATAATTACTCTAGCAGAATTAGAGTTTGTTAAAGAAAAATTCATTATATACAATAAAGAATTTTGGGAAGAACAAAAAATAGAAGCTGAAAAAACTTTAAGAGAAGAAAGTTGGGGATATTAAAAAAGGAGGCACGATGGCAAAATATATTTCAGTCGCTCAAGCGGCAAATAGATTGAAAGTATCAGTAGACACAATATATAACTACTGTAAAAATGGCACGCTTGGCGGACAATATATATTCTGTCAGCAGAAAGGGACTTGGAAAGTCGACTTAGAAAGCTTGGAGCTTTTAGAAAAAGAGTCTTGCTTTAAAAGTAAATTGCAATTAAAAAAAGATACAAATCAATATAGTTTATTCTTAGAGAGTTGAAAAACTCTCTTTTTTTTTTACTATATTTTCATTGAAAATAAAAGGTTTTTCATCCTATTAAAAAAAATAAAAAATTTTTAAATATTTCTTGAAAAAACTATTGATTTTTTCAAGAAAGAATGATATACTAATATTGTAAAGGGGAGGTGATGAAAAAGAAAAAATAAAAAAAAGGAGGTGGAAAAAATCAAAGGGAAAAAGAAAGCCCGCCAGAGGCGGGAGAGGTTAGAGATAGTGAAGTTGATACTAGAGTTCATGATTGCCGTCTTGGCTCTAATAACAACAATCCGAGATTTCTTGAAGGGCTAAAAGCCCTTCGGGGATCTCCCCTCTAACCTCATTATATCCCTAAAAAAACAAAATGTCAAATATGGTCATTATTTTACTGGGTCTGATTGGGATGCGGAGTAAAAGCATCTTAATCAAGGGAATGATTATCGTTGGTTTATTATTGAATTTACTAAGAGGAATATAAGGAGGAAAAAAATGAAAAGATTTGAAGAAATGATTGGGAAAAATTGGGCAGATGTAAAAGGAGAAATGCTAAACTATATCACTGTAGACATGGAAAATGTAGACAAAAAATCAGGAAGTTGTATCGTAGATTTCACAAATTGTAGTTTTTTATCTGTTGTGGGAACATATACAGAAGAAAATGACGAGGTTATCATTGAAGTTGCAGATGATGCAATCATATATGATAACAGAGGGTAAGAAAGAAGGGGACACGATCCCCTTCTATTGAAATTACAAGGAGGAAATCATGAAAAACTATAAAGAAAAAAGTATCTATGTTGGAATGTCAGATATAGCCGCATTGACGGCGGTTGGTTGCGTGGAAGAAGCTCCTTTTATCAACGCGGAAGTGATTGTCTTCGGAGAGGATGCGGCATATAAAGCATATATTGTAGAAAATGATGATGCAGAAATTCCGGGACACTATGAACTATGTCACACTTTTCAAAACTGGGTAAAAATCTATGATGATGATGGGTTGGTAGAGGAAATCAAGGGAAAAGAAATCAAAATATATAGAGCTGGGTCTATGGGACTCTTAATACATGTTATAAAATAAACTAAGAGGGGACAACGTCCCTTCTTAGAAAACAAGGAGGGATGTTATGACAGAAAATACATGGGGCGGAAAAAGAGAGGGCTCCGGGCGGAAAGCAAAAGAAAATAAAAAAATTACCAAATCTTTTGTGATTTCTCCGGAGCTTTTAAAAAAATTGGAAGAGAAATATCCGGGACAAAGCTTCAGCAAAGTGATAGAAGAAGCTTTGGCAGAATTTCTGAAAGAATAAAGGAGGCTATTTGGACATCGTAAACATTTATGAGCTGGAAAAGAAATTGGAATCTTTGGCAGAAGAAAAAGGCTATCGGTTTCATGTGAATTCTTGGTCGGCGGGAGAGGTACATCGAATCTATTATATGATGTACTATGGAAGGGAAAGTTGCTATTGCGGCTTTGTAGACTGCAACAACAATAGATATTATGTCTGCGATAGAAGACATAAAAGAGGAATAAATTTACTAACGGGAGAACTCGAAAGGCGGCAATATCGGGCGATGGCGAGAGTCATTTTTCAGGAAGAAAATGACAAAGAAGAAGAATTTGTTGAATTCCTGAGAAGCAAATTTTGGAACTTTGAAAATATCCGAATTGCGTTACAATATTATCGGAAAGGATTGAACCTTGAAAAGCTCCCAAATACATTAACAAAAGAGCAACTAGAGCAGGTCATTGCTTGTATTTTAGAAAATCAAAATAAGTTAATATAAAGAAGACGAGAAATAAAAATCTCGTCTTTTTTTCTTTTTTGTGGAATTTTTCGAGTTTTCCGAACGAAAAAACAGAAAGAAAGGCACAATATAAGTGAATAATAAAGAAAGGAAGGGGGAAGCTCTGTGAATGTTGAGCAAATTCGAGCAAAGAAATTGTACGCAGAAGGCAAAAGTGCGGAAGAAATCGCAAAGTTATTAGAAAAGTCGACAGGAACAATATATAGATGGATAAAGCAGTATAAAGAAGAGTTCGAGCAATCTCGTAAAATCGCACAAATGACGACAGATGACATGTCTGACTTGTTGGATGAAGCACATAAGAAAAACTTGCTTGAAATTATAGAAAATCCTCACTTATTGCAAAATCCGAAAGCAGCGGATGCTTTGATTAAAATTGCCAATGTCTTAGAAAAAATGGACGCTAGAAAAGAGAGAGAAGCAATGTTAGAGGCAAATGAAGAGGAGAAGGGAGTTGTGTTTATAGATGACATCAAAGAAGATGGATTTGACAAATCACAAAGTGAAGAGAATTAGTAAGATTTTACTTCCAAACTTTCATAATCTATATACAGCATGGCGTTCTTCTCAATATACAAGATATGTATGTCAAGGTGGACGGGCATCTGCAAAGTCTTCTCATATTGCTCTTATCTTAGTACTTTCTCTGATGAGAGAGGCTGTCAATATTGTTGTACTTCGGAAAGTAGCCGATACTCTAAGAACAAGCGTGTATGAGCAAATCAAGTGGGCAGTGCAAGAATTAGGGGTAGAAGATTACTTTATTTTTAAAGTATCCCCTATGGAAATCATTTATGCTCCTAGAATGAATAAATTTTTATTTTTTGGGGTAGACGATCCGAATAAAAGAAAATCTATGAAAACTGCTGATTTTCCAATCGCATATTTTTGGATCGAGGAAGCGGCAGAATTTTTAACAGAAGAAGAAATTGAAATTGTCATAAAATCAGTTTTGCGAGGAAAAATTTCAGACAATTTAAAGTACAAAGGATTTTTATCCTACAATCCACCAAAACAACGGCATCATTGGATTAACAAAAAATATGGAGTGATTCAAAAGCAAGAAACCTCATTTATTCATCATTCTTGCTATACAGATAATCCATATCTCTCAGAAGAATTTATTTTAGAAGCAGAGGAAAAAAAGAAGAAAGATCCAGTTGGTTACGATTGGGAGTATCTAGGAGAGCCAGTTGGTGGAGGAGTTGTCCCTTTCCCACGCTTGCATATTGGAAAAATTCCGGACTTACTTATTAGAACACTTGACACTTTTAGAAATGGAGTGGACTGGGGATATGCAGTGGATCCAGTGGCATTTGTAAGGTGGGGATATGACCGAATGCGAAAGAGGATTTATGCCATTTCTGAATTCTATGGAGTACAGAAATCAAATGAAGTGCTTGCGAAAGCAATTAAAAAGCAGATTAAAAGAAATGAAACGGTGACTTGTGATAGTGCAGAGCCAAAATCTGTTGCCGAATTGCGAAGTTATGGAATACGGGCTTACAGTGCTAAGAAAGGGAAAGGAAGCGTAGAGAGCGGAGAGAAGTGGTTGGGAGAAATGGAAATCTATATAGATCCGGAGCGAACTCCTAACATCGCAAGAGAGTTTCAACTAGCAGACTATGACATTGATAGATATGGAGAAACAGTGGCAAGGTTAGCGGACATAGACAATCATACGATCGATGCTACCCGATATGCTTTTGAAGGAGACTTGAAAAAGAGGAGAGAGGCAAACAGTAAAAAGTTTAGTCGTCCAAGCGGTCTGTGATATACCTGTCGTCGTTCAATGGGCGTTCAAAAATCATTTGAAATGGTTTAGGGTACATTTTATTGAAGTGAAACATCAAATGGCTTAAAAACGATTTTAAAGGGGGATACAAAATGCAAGAGATATTTGAGGCGTATCGAAAGCATAGAAACAGTGAAATATATATGAATTATAGCCGGAATCAAAAGCTTTTCGCAGGAAAATCCTCCGAAGTCTTTTATCAAGACGTTCTGAAGAGAGTGAAATTGGAATACATGGGAGTCTTAAATGATAAAAACCAATACGCTGAATTTAACAGAAACGGGCGGATTTTGGAAAGAGTCTATCGACCGTTCAAGGACTTGGTTGTGGGAAATAACATATTAGGGGCAGTGACTAAATTGTATGCAGAACTGGCTTCTAATACAGAACCAACCATTTCTATCGAAGAGGAAAAGAAAAAAATATTGGAAGAAATTGACTTACAAGATAAGACGGCGGAAGCGGTAGCGATTCAAAGTTATGCAGGGAAATTACTCTTAAAAGGCTATATTGTAGACGGAAAATTCTATATAGACATCATTCCACCGTATCAATATTTTGCTGTAAAAAGCCAATTGAACAGTGATTTAGTAGATTACTATGTTGTTTTTGAAGAAGAGAAAAAAGTACTAACAACCGAAATCTACAAAAAAGGAAAAACGGAATATCGGAAATACAAGATAGAAAAAGAAGGATTATCTGAAATGCCTTATCCGCTTGATTTAAGAGAATATGGAGCCGTCCAAGATGGGCTAGGGTGGATTAAAAAGTATGAAAATTGGCAGGTAGTCGAAATTCATAATTTATTTCACAGAAGTGATTATGTGGAAGATTTGGTCATTCACAACCGGGAACTTGTAATTGGTGATACTCTAACCAGTCAGGCTTTTGACAAAGTGGCAAATCCATTGTTACAGTTTCCGGACGGGGCTTTGGAATACGATGAGGAAGGGAATTTGGCTATCAAAATAAAGGATAGAATTGTCATCGTAGAGCCGGAAGACAAGGAAATTAAACAAATTCAAATGAACACAAAAACAGAAGAATGGAATGCTCATCGTAAAAATATTATTGAGCAAGTCTATCAAAATACCGGGACAAATGAACAAGCTTTTGGGCTGAATAAAAATGGTTCTTCCGCATCGGGAGAAGCAAAAAGGCGGGACATGGAAAGAACAATTTCAACGGTAGTAGCTAAAAGGGATCGTGTGTTTACAGGCTTTGAAAAAGTTATCAAATGGGGCTATCAAGAGTTATATCATCAAGAATTAGAGGTCATAATTACTGGAAAAGATATTCTTTCGTTGGGAGTGGGAGAAAAAATTGTAATTGCAGTGCAAGGCATTTCATCGGGAATATTAAGTATTGAGAGTGCTATTAAATATGTCAATATTGCAGATATTAACGTAGAGGATGAAGTGAGACGAGTAAAGACAGACTTATCGTATCGAACAAAATTAATAGAGTCTTTACGAATACTACAAGAGATTGACACAGAAGAAAGAGTAGCTGGACTTTTGAAAAAACAAGGAGATGAATTGATAAAGGAGCTTGGTTTAGATGAAGAAGAGCCTGTTTCCACATGATGTAGAGAAGCAATTGCGAAGGGTATTCAAATTTCATTCGAAGAAGCTTTTGAATAAGTACAGAGAGGCGATGAAAGAAGAAGAACTTGCAGAGCTTCCGGACATAGAATTTTCCAATTTGGAAAAGAAAAAAATCATAGAAGACTTGACAAAAGTGGCAATTGCAACCAATAAGCATGTTTTTGAGTCTTGGCGAACTTTGACAGATGAAGAATTAAAGCGTCCTGATTTGACGGGAGCAAAATATTGGATCCGGGAAAATTATCTCCGGGTCAACGGGTTGTCTAAAACTTTTCCGACACAGATGGAAAACTTCAAAGAGAAGCAATACAAAGAGATTTTAAAGTCTTTCAATGCTCCGCTAGATCATAGATTTAGCAGAATGATAGATGGAAAAATCTCACAAACAGACATCAATAAGCTCTTAACAGAGCTAAAAGGATACTATGCTCCAAGTAATGACATAAAGCGTTTGATTGAAAAATTAGAAAGAAATAGGACGTTGGGACAAGCAGAAATGAGCAAGCTTCATGATTGGGCAAATCGGCGGAACGAACTTTGGGCAAGAAATGAGGCAGGCAATATTTATGCTTCTCAACTAGAGGATTTGTGGTTGGAAAATGGCATTGAGTACTATATCTGGCACACGATGCAAGATGATCGGGTCAGAATGGAACATATGGAAAAAGACGGCAAAATATTTAGAATAGACGAAGATGTCCTACCCGGACAAGAATTTGGCTGTCGATGTTGGGCGGAATCTATTAAGAAAAAATAAAGGAGGAAACAATGATTGAGAATGAACAAGAAGTCATAGAGTATTTGAAAAAAGAAGAAAACAAAGAGTTTTTAAGCAAAAACGGCTTTGTGACGGAAGTGGAAAAACAAGTAAAAACTCCTTTGACAGATGAAGAAGTCAAGGGATATTTGGCAGGAAAGCCGGAAATGACGAAGCAAGTTGGGGCTACCGCAGTCCAAGCATTTTTAAAAGAAAAGTTGGGAAAAGAGGTCACAGAGGAAGACTTGAAACAAGGCTTGGTACTTGGGGGAACTTTAGAAAATGTCAAGAAATTAGCAGTTGGAAAAATCCTCTCAGGAGTGAAGTATGGAGAATTGTTGATGGCTAAGATAGATTTCTCAAAAATTCAATTTAAAGAAGATAAGATTGAAGGCTTAGATGAACAGTTGAATTCTCTAAAAACACAATACAAAGACTTATTTGAACCGACTGTGACAGGAGGGGCAGGTACACCACCTGCAATTTCTAAAAAAGAGCCACAATCGGAATTGGAAAAAGTCAATCAAGAACTGGAAGAACTAAAAAATAAAGGACAATCGGTTACAATACGAGCAAAAATTATGATGTTATTAAACAAAAAAGCACAGTTAGAAAAGGGGGAATAAAACATGGCAGGAACTATGGTTACAACAAGATTAGTAGGCGTAAAAGAAGAATTAACACCGTTTTTGGCGTATATAAATGCAAATAGAGCACCACTTTATATGAATTTGGTGGCGTTAGGAAGAACTGGAGTTGTGGGACAACCTAAAATCGCTTGGGTTGATTATTCTTCAGAAGGAACACAAACAATTTTGACAAAAGCAGTCTCTTCGAATTCAGAAACTTCTTTTACAGTGGAGAATGGGTCTATTTTTAAAGAAGGATGCTTGGCTACGATTGGAGATGAAGTCATTGAAATTTCATCAATTTCTGAAAACACATTGACAGTGAAAAGAGGGCAATTGACTACAAAGGCGGCAGATTCTTACAAAATTGGAGAAGAAGTCTTCTTTATTAACGACAATATTGAAGAAGGAGCTGACTTACAAGGGGCGACTTATAAAAAGGGTGTAAACTACGATAATAACGTTCAAATTATCCGGGAAGAAATTTCTGTGTCCGCAAGTGCGGAAGCAATTACTGTTCCATCTGCCGGAGGAATTGATGCGTATTCATTGGAACAAATGAAGAAGATGGATAAAGTATTGGGAAAAATTGAAAAAGCTATTATTTCAGGTAAAAAATTTGAATCTGGGCTAAAAAGAGGAATGGATGGAGTCAAGAGATTTTTAGCGAAAGGGCAATTAGTGGATGCTGGCGGACAAGAAATTTCTTTGGAAATCATCGGGAATGTATTGCGAAAAATCTTTGAAGCGGGTGGAGATGTGAATGGTGGAAACTATGCACTTTATGTTCCCGGTGTTCAAAAAGTAAAGATTTCTAAATTGTTGAAAGACTACATTCAAGCACCTCCTTCCGAAAATACATTAGGAGCAGTTGCAAATTATGTAGCGACTGATTTTGGAACTCTTCCTATCATTCCTACAGTGAATTTAAGAGCAGATGAAATGATGATTTTAAACCATGATGACATTACTCTTCAAGTTTTAAGAACTAGAGAATTGCAACATGAATATATGGGAAAAACGGGAGATAATACCAAAGGACTTATTGTAACAGAATTATCTGTAGAAGTCCGAAACATTCCAACGATGGGTATGATTATGAACTTGAAAAAATAAAGGAGGAAGCGATGAAATTAAGACATATTTTGTATGAAAATGTCTCTGTAAAGGGGAAAGCACAATTCCATCAATTTATTGGGGGAGAATTGGAAATTGAAGATGCAGAAGAAATCAAAGAATTATTGAAAAATAAGAATATTGAGGAAATCAAAGAAGAATTACCTGCGGTAGAAGAATCCGCAGGGGATACTTCTGAAGATTCTCAAGAAATAGAAAAAACAGACAAAAAGAAAGGGAAACAAAAATGATTGGCTATGTGACAGTTGAGGAAGCTCAAGATTTCTTGACTGCAAGATATGGGGAGATAGACAAAGAAGAGCTAGAAAAAGCTCTATATCAAGCGTTCGATAAAATCGAAGCAATCGGAGCTCGCAATGGTCGAATGCAAGGGGAGAAAAATTTCCCTCGCTTACATGATAGCGAAGAAGTGATGAAGCTGATTCAAAGAGTGCAGATGTTAGAAGCATATGCAATGATGAACGGTGGAAATGAAGATATTAAGCGGCTTGGAAAAGGAATTTCTGGAAAAAGCATTGGGGATATGTCAGTCAGTTATGACAGAAGCCAAAAAATTGGAGAAATTACTTTTGCAAGTGTAGAGGCGGCTCGAATTATGAAACGTTTTAGCCGGAAAACTTTTTAAAAGGGGAAAGAATGAAGGACGAGGATTTTGGGTATAAGCGAATTGTAAAAGAATTAGAAGAATTGGGGAAATTGAAGTTGATTATTTACATAGATAATCAGAAGACTTACGAAAAAACAGGAGCTTCGGTTGACGATATCGCAATGATTATGGAATACGGAAGTGAAGAATTCAATGTTTCCTTTCCCGCCCGTCCTTTTTTTCGACCTACCTTCGATGCCCACTATGAGCATTTTGCCAAAAAGCTGGAACTAGGCGTGGGAGATATTATTTCTGGGAAGACTACAGCTCGTAAAGTACTACAAGATGTAGGAAGATATGCTGTTAAGAAAGTTAGAGAAATGATTAATAATGGAAATTTTGCAGGACTTGATGAAAAAACAATAAAAAGAAAGAAAAGTAATAAGCCTTTGATTGATACTAAGCTTTTATATCGAAGCATCAAATACAAGATAGAAAGGAGCGAATAGATGGAATTTACTTTAAGAGAGTTTGCTCAAGAAGAATTAAAAAGATATGAAGTAAAGAGAAGAATAGCTGGAAAAATTGACAGTCCGGAAGGCTCCATTCAAGAATTTGATTGCTTAATGCTGATATACAAAGCAAGACTTCGAGGAAATAGTCCTAACTTGCAGGACGGGGGTAGAAGTGTTGGAACATTAAATGGAAAATCTTTTAAAAAAGATAAATTGCAAATGGGGGACATTGTCAAAGTGGAGGGCTTGGATTACAAAATTACAGATATATTGCCTAGAATTTATGCAGATTTTGACGAATTTTCTTTGGAGTTGATGCGGAATGAAGAATAGAGAGCTAGAAGTTATTCTGCTAAAAGAAATGCAGAAAATTCGACCAAACTTTCAAATAAAGCCAATCGTTGACTTTAAGCATAGTGAAGAAAAAACCTTGCCTCGTATTGTGTCAAGAACTTTAAATAATAGTATTGTAGAACGATACGAAGAAAGAAAAGATGGGGATAAGGGGATATATCAACAAACAGAAGTCCATCGTCATACAATAAGCTTCACATTCACTTTATCAAAAAAAGAAAGTGAAGAAGATGTGGAAGAGATAAGAAAGCATTTTTCACATATCGTTGGATTGGAATGGTGGATTGATAGAGCAAGAAAAGAACTCGTGATTGAAGAAATCACGGATTTAATAGATATTTCAGAATATACAAAAGATGGCTATATAGAGAGATATAGCTTTGATATCATCGTTCGTACTTTGGAAGAAAATATTGCTGAAATCGAGCATATTGAAAAAGTAGAGCTGGAATTAAAAGTAAAAGGAGGCATTTCATGGCAATCAAAATAGGAGCAGAAAAGAAAATAGTCTTTTTAAATGTGCATAAACCAACAGCAGTCAACCAAGCGACTGTAAATGTGATTGGTGCATTTTCAACGAAAAAAGCAGTAAAAGAGCAACTGGTTACTTCTATTAAAGATGTAACTGGATTATCAGAGGAAGATTTATTATATAAAAAAATTCAAGCAGCATTTATAGCTGGAGCACAGGAAATTTTAATTTTTGGAAAGCAAATAAAAAGTCAGGAATACAAAGAGTTATTTGATGGGGTAACAAATGATTGGTTTGGAACTATCACAGATGAACAAGATTTAGAGAAAATTGCATTGATTTCCAAAGAAATTGCAGCGAGAGAAAAGATGTTGTTTGCTACTCCAGCGAAAGGAACAGAAGTAAATAGTTCTTTAAAAAGTTCTGTGCAGGCAATAACACAAGATACGACTGCTCTTGTATTTTCTTCGAATGAAGAAACAGAAGATGCAAGCGTAGCAGGATATGCCATTCCACAATTCCCTGGCTCTATATTGATTGCAAATAAGCTTATCAATGGAGCTGTAGATTCAGGGTATAGTGGAGCAGAACAAGGAATTCTGAAAGGATTGAATTGTAACTACCAAGCACGAATGAAGGGACAGTTAGGGCTAGCAGAAGGAGTTACGATGAATGGGGATAGTATTGACTTTATTCACTGTGCAAAAGCTTTAAAGTTTAGATTGGAAGAAGATATTACTCTTTGGTTAAAAGCAACACCAAAACCAACTTTTTATGATACAAGCTCTCTAAAAGCAACGATTTTGAAAAGAACGGGACAATTTGAAGCGATGGGAGCCTTGGCAGAAGGGAAGACAAATGTCAGATTGATTGATGTGGCGGATATCCCTGCGAATGATATTTTGAAAGGTATTTACTCAGGAATTAAAATCACTTGTTACTATACTTATGGTATTAAAGAAGCAAAGATAGATTTATATTTCGCAATATAACTAGGAGGAAAACATGGCAAGAAATCACTATAATTACAATTCAAATAAACATGATTTAGTAGTCAATGGGATGAGGGTCACAGACTATGGAAAAGATGCAAAGTATACAGTTGCTTATGAAAACGACTTCCGAGAAGTTGTAACAGGAGCAGATGGAGATACCATAACGGTAGAAAAAAATGATAGAAATGCTTTGATTACTGTAAAAATCTTACAATCAAGCCCTTTAAACATTATTTTTTCACAATTAGCATCTTCAGACAAAGAGTTCCCGGTCTTGTTGACAGATCGAAATTTCAATGGAGATATTGGATCCTTTTCAAGTATCGCTCACTTTGTGAAAATTGCAGATTTAAACGTGGAAACAGTGGCAAAAGAAAGAGAATGGCAAATTCGAGCAATCAACTTAAAACCCGCTTTAGATTTAGTGAAGTAGGTGATAGGTATGCTTAAATACTTTATTGTTATCTTTTCTTTCTACTATGCTCTATGTCAGGCGTTAGGGCAATTTCAATATTTTGTGATTCCGCATGTTACATGGGAGAAAGTGGAAAAAAAGAAAAAATATAAGCATAAAGACGATATTCAGGAAAAATTGGGAAAATTAGGGAAGCTAAAAAAAGATAGGAGGAACGATGCAAAAGCGAGAAACATTAGAAGTAAACGGGCATAAAATCACGTTAGTGGAGCAACCGACACAATATATTTTAGACTTAGAAAAAAGATTTGAAGATAAAGAGTTGGTGGGGTATTGCAAAGAGATATTAAAATATCCGGCAGGAGAAAATCCGGATATGACAGAATTTCTGAATATTCCTGATACGATAAAATACAAAGATTTAGAGCTATCTTTAAAAAACAAAGATGGCGAAAAAGACTTGTATTTGGCTCAAGAGTTGTTTGTTGCACTTGGGAAAAATAAGACAAATACGGCTTATGTAGCAGAAGTATTTCTACAAAAGCTAGGAAAAAATGTGAACGATTTTAAATATAAAGAACTTGTAGATATGGGAGCAGAAGTGTTCAAGCAAGTGGGGGAGATGATCTACTTGATAAAAATCAGGGACACGTTTCGTAGCTTGTAATCAAATTCAGGAGAGTGCCGAATCGTTGGAATATATGGTGATGGCACTAAGCGGATACACAAAAAACTTTGAAGCTGTAGAAAATTACACAGTGACACAGCTTCGAAGATACTTTGAACGATTGATAGATTATTTGGAGGAAAGATATGGCAGTTAGAAAGTTAAGCATTGATATTATGAGCTATTTAAAAGGGAAAGGCTTTGAAGCCGTTGATTCCCAAATTAAAAAAGTAAAAAGCTCCCTTTCCTCTTTGAAATCTATTACAGACAACGGCTTATTTAAGATGGCGGCAGGGTATTTTACAGTCAATACTTTAATTGCTCAATATAACAAGGCAATTGAAGCAAGTAATTTTCAAATTGAGCAAGAAACCAAGCTGTATTCGACTTTAAAAGGGCAAAATTTCAGGGATGAACAAATTGAAAGTATCAAAAGCTATGCTTCCGAACTTCAAAAAGTTGGAGTAGTAGGGGATGAAGTAACATTGGCAGGAGCTCAACAGTTGGCAACGTATAACTTAACAGAAGAAAGTTTGAAGAAGTTAATGCCTGCGATGCAAGATGTCATCGTACAGCAAAAAGGGCTAAAAGGTACTGGTCAGGATGCTGTAGGAGTGGCAAATATGCTAGCCAAAGGGCTACTGGGTCAGACTGGTATTTTACAAAAGGCAGGAATTACTTTAACAGCATATCAAGAAAAAATGATAAAGACTGGAAAACAAGAAGAAAAAGTAGCAGCTCTTGTAGAAGCAGTCAAGATGAATGTTGGAGAGCAAAATGCTGAATTTTTGAAAACTCCCGAAGGAAAAATTCTTTCCGCACAAAATCGAATCGGAGACATTTATGAGTATGTAGGCGGATTGATGAGAGAAACTCGTGGGGAGTTTTGGTCTATGATGGCAGACAATACAGAATGGATCCAAGGTTTTCTAGGAGGACTTGTAAAAACAGGAACAGGGATTGCAGATACTGTCATTACAACAGTAAGTGGAATCTTTGATACATTTAAAGCAATGCCTCAAGAAGCTAGAGATGTTATTAAATTACTAACTGGATTTTTCTTAATCCGTAAATTTCCAATCGCAGGAGCTTTCTTGATTATAGAAGACATCTTTGGAGCTTTTCAGGGAAAAGAAAGTTTTACAGAAGAGGCTATGAATGCCATTTTTGCATTCACAGGAGCAGACTATAAGTTTGAGGACTTGAGAAAAGAAATCAATGATTTTTGGCATGATTTAATCAGCCCAAGCGATGAGGCAACCGAAAAAATTGGATTTTTAACTGCTACTTTGGAAAATTTCTTTGAAATTATGCGAGGGGGAGTTGGAATTACAGAGATGGTATTTGGAGCTCTTAGAACCGGATGGGACGTTGTGAAGTTGACCGGAAAAATTATGGTGGATCCAGACTCTATTCATGACCATTTGGAAGATTTCAGTAATGGCGGGATACAAAATATCAAGCATGGTTGGGGAACTTTAAATTATGCTGCAGATAATATGACAAATACTCAACACCGATATCAAGCAGGTCTTCAAGAAAAAAGGCAGAAAGAATTTCAAGAAGCTGCAAGCTTGTTGAATACTGCAAGACTTCCAAAAAATGATATCCAAAAAGTAGCTCAGATGATGGAAAAACCATCTGTGCGATTAAAAAAAGAAAATCAAGTGCCACCAAATTACACGGATAAATCAAAGCAAGTCTTTAATATTTATGAGGCAACAGATGCAAAGAAAGTAGCAGAGCAAATAGAACAAAAGATAAAACAAAACGATAAAGAAAAAGAGCAAAAGTGGAAAGCACAAGTGGGTGGAAACTTTAGCCTAGCGGGATTGGAGGCTTAATATGAGTTTATGGGGACAATTACAGCAAGAAGCGACTTCTCTTGTGAAGAGTTTTCTTGGAATAAAAGAAAAATCTTTACTGGGCGGAATACCGCTTCATGTTATTTCAGACAAATCCCGAAGCATTTCTGCGACTGTTACAAATCGTAGAGTGGAAAAAGGATTTAATATCTCAGATACGGTCAGAAAAGAACCTCTTATCTTTCAATTGACTGTCGTAGACAATAGCAAAGACTATATGTTGAACAGACAAAGTTTGGAAAAAATGCTAGAGGCAGGAGAGCCCTTAGAATTTTATTACGCAGGACGAGATTTATATCAAAACATAGTCATTGAAAATATTGAAGAATTAGAACAAGCAGATAGAAAGAACTGCTTTACTTACTATATTACATTACGTCAAATATCTGTCGCTGAAATTAAGGCGACAGATAGTAAAGTAGATTACAAAAAAGCAGGGAGTACAGGGGGAAAGAAGAAAAGAACAGCAGCGGCTGTGAAATCTCCTACAAGCTCAGAAAGTACGAAAATAGGAGCAAAACAAAAGGAAAGAAAAAAGACAGGCTTAAAAAATATTTTTTAAGCTGAAGGAGGAAAGATGAAAGCTTTGGAAATTGATGTCACAGGAATTGAAGAGTATGGAATCATTGCCGATATTGGAAATGATTTGAAGTTAGATATGATTTATAACAACATAGATCATCATATGTATGTTTCTGTTCTCGATGGTGCAGAAAATAGAATCACGGGCTTTTTTCGATTGGTTCCTGACGTTGATTTTCTGAGTCTAGCTTGGAATACTCTTCCTTACCAGCTTCGTTGCATAAAAATCAATGATTATGCAGAAGAAAAGGATTTAATTACTCCGAGCAACTTAAATCAAGACTACAAATTTTTCTTGATTGGAGAGGAGGAATAATGGCAAAGTTATGGAAACAAGTACGGATTATTACAGTTGGTGGCTTAATCTTTAATTATGAAGATTTGGATGTGGAATTTGATGTGAAGTGTACAGATGATAATAAGTCTGATACTGCAACCATCCGCATCTATAACTTATCCGAAACCACGAAAAATAAGCTACAAGCGAATCAAGCAGTCACGATTGACGCAGGCTATCAAGAACTTCACGGGGTCATTTTTGCCGGAATTGTGGAAAGTGTGAGTACCAATCGAAGTGAAAATGACATGGTAACGACAATTACTGCAAGTCCCAACAATCGAGCCTATACGAATACTCCTGTCAATATGCAATTTAAAGCAGGGATTAAGGCGAGTGAAATCTTAAAACAATTGGAAAAGCAAGTACCTTTTAAAATAGATGTCAAAGAGCTTGGAAAAGACACCACATATCCCAATGGGAAGGCATTTTCTAACAGGCTATCCAACGTCATTTCTGTGCTTGCAAAAGATACAGGAACGATTGCAAGATTTACAGATAGTACCATAGAATTTAAAAAGCCCGGAAAGGCTTATAGTAATGTACTGAAGCTTGGTAGTGAACAGGGCTTAGTTCGGGTAGATAAGAAAGAAGAAAAAGCGGAAGCAGAAAAAGAAAAGAAAGATAGCAAAAAATCTAAGAAAGAAAATAATAAGAAAAAAGAAAAGGAAAAGCCAAAGTACAGTATAGAAGCCTTTCTTATTCCTATTGTGAAAATTGGGCAACTCATTGAAGTAGAATCGACCTTGTGGAGCGGAAAAGGCGTAGTAAAGGAATGTAGCTATGTGGCGGGAGATGTTTCTAGCTTTTCCGTGAATGCGATGTTGGAGGTTATAGAATGATTGAATTTGTACAAGCAATGATACAAGATGCGAATAATGAAATTCATACATCATTACCCGCTGTGATTACAGAAGTGAATCATGCGGCTGGGACTTGCACAGTACAAATTATCCCCAAGCGAGAGCTATGTGGGCAAGTGATGTCTTATCCACCTCTTATCGATGTGAAATTGGATTTCTTGAAATTTGGGGGATGGAAGTTTCAATTTCCTCGAAAAGCTGGAGATAAAGTTTGGATTGGATTTTCCGAAACTACTTTGTCGGAAGATACAAGTTTGGAGCGATTTAGCTTGAATGAACCTTATATTATAGGCTCTTGTGAAAATGACTATGAGGCAAATAGTGAGGATATTATCCTTGAAGGGCAAGGGACTAGGGTGGAAATTAAAGGGGATGGAAGTATTATCATCACAACCGGATCCAAGGAGATGACAATCAATAGCAATTTGACCCTGAATGGAGATTTGACTCACAATGGCAATACAACACAAACAGGCAATACAGAACAAACTGGAGATGTGTCAGTACAAGGCTCTGTAGGTGCTAGCGTAGATGTCAATGGTGGAGGCATTAGTTTAAAAAGACATACTCATGGATACAAACCGGGGGGAGAACTTCCAGAACAAACTGATCCAGCAAGTTAGGAGGCAATATGGCGACAAGTATTAAATTAGACAAAGATTGCGACATTGTGTTCAATGAAGATGGTGTCTGTGAGCTTGTGGAAAGCACGGAGGATATTATCCAAGCTATTCGAGTTGAGTTGGAACAAAATAAGGAGCAATGGGCATTAAATACCCTCTATGGAGTTCCTTACTTAAATGAAAAAAATACTGGGATCTTACAAGTGAAGAACAACCATTCAAGAATACTTCAAGAGCTCATCAAAACGATTTCAAAATATGAAATTGATAAGATTGAAAGTATTGAATTTGAAAATAATGAGATTGTGGCAAAAATAAAGATAAAAGGGGATGTGTACACATTATGATGATAACAGAAAAAGGCTTTGTTGTTCCAACGCTAGAAGAAATCTATCAAAGGAAACTCGCTGAATTTAAAACTGTAAAACCAAATATTCGGGAGACAGATAGTAATGTGATTATCCCTCTTTTAAAATTTGATGCTGCAGAAGAGTACGATGCTTATTTAGAAGGCTTATCTGTATACAATAACCTGAATGTGTATACAGCGGTAGGAAGTGGCTTAAATGCTATCACAAGTCATTTGAACATGACTTGGCTAGAAGCCACTAGAGCAAAAAGTCGGATTCAAATAACAGTAAGCACAGAAACCACAATCCCACAAGCATGGGGAGTAGAGACTCTGGACGGAAAGAAGTTTGTAACTTTAAATGCTGAAGACTTAAAAATTCCCAAAGGAAAGACAGAATTGGATGTCATTTCCTTAAATGTTGGAAAAGAAAATAATGTAAATGTGGGGCAAATCACGAAAATGACAAGCATTATCTCAGGGATTACAAGTATGACAAATACCCTTCCTGCAGTAGGAGGGAAAGATAAAGAAACAGATACGGAGCTAAGAGAGCGATATTTAAAGAGAATTGACCGAAAATCAAGTTTCACAACAGAAGGGATTAAAAACTATATTTTAGAAAATACAAACGTTCAAAAGTGTCAAGTCATCGAGAATGACACAGATTTGACAGATTCAGATGGAAGACTTCCTCACGCATATGAGGCAGTTTGTCTAGGGGATACAAATGAAAACATCTTACAAGCTCTGTATGATTATAAATTGGCTGGAATTCGGACTGTTGGGGATATCACAAAGAAGTTTGATGATATTACAGTTGGGTTTTCTAGAGCGATTGAAAAACAGATTTATGTCAATATTTCAATAGCCGCAATTCGAGACTTGTGGCTTCAGGAATATGTAGAAAAAATTAAGAAAATTGTACAAGACTACATTGATACGATTGAGCCACAAGGCACGATTTATCTTTACAAAATTCTTGGGGAAATCTACAAAGCGACTGGGGGAATTAAGACAATACAAATCCGGCTAGGAGATTCTTCTTATTCTATGTCTACATCCGATTATGTTTTGAAAAAGAAAGAAATTGCAGTTGTACAAGTAGAAAATATAACTGTATCCGCTGAGGTGAGTTAGATGGGATTTAATTTAGCAAGAATACCACACATTTATCATGATACGAAGTATGTTCGAAAGCTCTTTGAAATCTTAAAACAAAAACATATAAACGTTGTTGAAATGTGGCAAGAATTAAGCTATTTTAATGATTTAGCGAAATCAAAAGGACACATGTTAGATGTGCTTGGAGGGAATTTTAAAATAGCAAGGCTGGGAAGAACAGATGAAGAATATAGAAAAATTCTAAAATTCGAGATACCGACTTTTAACTTTTTAGGAAGTCCTTACGAAATTCGGCGAATTTTAGCAGAATGCTATGATATTCCAATTGAAAGTTTTATTTTAACAGAACTTTCAGGAAAAATAGTTATTAAAATTCCAAGCACAATCAACAAACAAGAAGTATTCAAAAATATAAAAAGACTAAAAGCAGCAGGGGTTGGATTACAAGTAGATATAGATATTTATATCGAAGATTATTTAATATCAGAATTAGAAAAAATGACATTAACAGAAATTGAGAAGATAACATTAGCGAGAGAATAGGAGGGGAGCATGGCAAATTGGATTCAAGATCCACAATCTAGAGAAGAAGTGGATGAAGTCACACAAGAACTAAAATTACCAGTTTATAAACCATCTGCAAAAGGAAAATTCCGACAATGGTTCAAAGAAAGTTGGAATAAACTAGAAGATTATTTAGTAAATTTGAAAAGTGAAATTTCTGAAATAAGAGGCTCTAAAGAGCCTAATATTTCAAAAAAAAGTGGTTTTAATTTAGAAAAAACAAATTTAACTGAAAATGACTCCAGCAAACTTTTTACAGCAAAAGGAGCATTAGATTTATATAACAAACTAACTTCTGCAATTGCAGAAAAAGAACCTAAAATTTCAAAAAAAAGCGGATTTAATTTGTCGAAATCTGATGCCGATGATTCAGATAGTTCTAGTACTCTAGCGACTTCTAAAGCAGTTAAAAAGGTTAAAGATGCTTTGGAAAGATTGAATTTAAGTTGGAATAATATAACTGGGAAACCTAATTTCGGTCTTAAGTCTGGAGAATTCATGGAAGGTCACAGGTTGGCGGAAAGTTTGGGAGTGAAAGAATATGGAGGCTTAATAAGTTCCTCAGGTCAAAAAAAAGAGGGGAATGCTTACTATGATAGTAACACTAAAAATATGTTCTACTGCAAAGAAACAAATAGTTATACATCTGCAAACAGTTCATATTTCGAACCGTTCGACAATAAGGAACTTCTCAAT